GACTTTATAACCGAACAGAAAAACACACACATGACTCATATTGAGGATAAGGTTCTCTATGGTGGTGTCAGGGGTACTAGACAAGCAATACTCGCCCTACGTGAATTAAGGAAGATGCTTGGTGGAGAAAAAGATGGAAATGTCTCTGTTAAGTGGGATGGCGCTCCTGCTATTTTTGCTGGTATTGATCCGAACGATGGTCAGTTTTTTGTCGCTAAGAAGGGGATCTTCAACAAGAATCCTAAGATCTACAAGTCTGCAACTGACGTTGATGATGATACTTCTGGTGATCTTGCTGATAAGCTCAAAGATGCACTCAGATATTTGCCATCACTGGGAATTAAAGGGGTCATTCAAGGGGATTTCTTATTCTCTAAGTCTGATGTAGGAAAGACTAAAATTAAAGGAGTGTCTTATGTTACGTTTCATCCTAACACTATTGTATACGCAGTGCCCGACGGCACACCAGCAGCGGCAGAAATCAAGAAGGCGAAACTGGGGATTGTCTGGCACACAACATACGTCGGAAAAACATTCGAATCTATGAAGGCATCATACGGTGTAGACGTATCTAAACTAAAGAAGTCAAGCGCAGTATGGTCACAGGACGCAATGTTAAGAGACTTGACAAAGTACACAATGAGTGGTAAAGATACCGCACTCGTAGATGGATACCTATCTGAGATGGGTAAGATGTTCAATAAAATATCTGGTAGTACACTGCGAGAATTAGAGAAAGACCAGACATTGGCCCAGACCATCGAAACATACGGAAACACATTTGTTCGCAAAGGTGAGATTATAAAAGACACCAGAAAACACGTGGACGGACTGGTTAAACATATTAACGACAAATACAAGAAAGAGATCGATAGTAGAAAAACTGAAAAGGGTAAGGCAACTCAGGTAGATAAACGTGATGCAATACTGAAGTTTTTTTCAAATCAAAACAAAAAAAGTCTAAAAATGATGTTCGATCTACAAAAATTAATAGTTTTGGCAAAACTAAAACTGATAAATATACTCAATAGACTATCTAATGTAGATACCTTTGTGAAGACTAAAACTGGTTTTAAGACCACAGGCCCAGAAGGGTACGTCGCAATAGATCGTCTTGGTGGTGATGCGGTAAAGATCGTTGACAGAATGGAATTCTCGTACAACAACTTTTCGCCTGATATACTTAAAGGATGGGATAAGCCAGGAAGGTAAAGGATGTTTAAATTTAAACAGTTTGTGGAAGACGTAGAGACCTTCGAACTCGACGAAGAAGAACAGTCTGAAGCAACAAAAACTCTCTCATTTGCAGCTCGTGCGAAAATGCGTCGTAATGCGATCAAGTATCGTAATCGTCGTAAGGTTGGTGCGATTCGTCAGAAGAAGAAAATTGCAAGTCTAAGTAGACTGAAGACGAGAGCAAGAAGAAGTGCGAGAAGAGCGTTTACCAAAAAGGCAGGCGGTGGTTCCGCACCTACAAGTGTAGGTCAAAAGAATGTGATTAAGAAAAGATTGGCAAGTAAATCATTCCAAACAAGAATTGGCAGAAGTGCGAAACTCGGTGTAAAAACTGCACGTAGACGAGACATGCAACGCAAACAGGGTGGCGCTGGAAAGTCGGGTAGAGGATGATTAGTTCTTTTAAAAATTATCTTGTAGAAGAAGAACGTTCAGTATACTTTGGTTTTGGTAGAATGAATCCACCTACTATTGGTCACGGTAAAGTATTAGACAAACTGGCGTCATTGGCAGGATCTAATCCATATCGCATGTACCTATCTCAGTCTCAGGACGCAAAGAAAAATCCACTAGGGTATAAAGAAAAAGTTAAGATCTCACGTAAGATGTTTCCACGTCATGCGAGATCAATTATAATGAATCCAAAACTACGTAACGCAATGGAGATTGCGTCTACACTTTACAAAGAAGGATTTGTAAATGTGGTTATGGTTGTAGGACAGGACAGACTCCGAGAGTTCGACGTTCTGTTGAACAAATACAACGGTAAGAAGGCACGTCACGGATTCTACAATTTCAAAGATATTAAAGTCATTTCCGCTGGTCAACGTGATCCAGATGCAGAAGGTGTCGAAGGTATGTCTGCATCTAAGATGCGTAAGGCTGCATCAGACAACGACTATGCATCATTTGCGTTGGGTTTACCTAAGACATTTGGCGACAAAGATAGTAAGAAATTATTCAATACAATCAGGAATTCTATGGGTCTAAAAGAAACTAAGGTTTTTCACAGTCACATTCAACTAGAACCTATATCAGAAACGAGGGAAGCATATGTATCAGGGGATCTATATGGCGTTAATGATAAAGTTGTTATCAAAGAAACCGAAGAAATCGGAACAGTCAAGTATTGTGCATCAAACTACTTGGTAGTAGAACTACACACTGGTCAACAGGTACGTAAGTGGTTGGACGCAGTAGAATTGGTAGATGAATACAAATACGAATGGGGCAAAGACGACGGTGTGAAGTGGATGAAGGGTATTACGCCCGGGCAGAAAGAAGATTGTTGGGATGGATATAAACAAGTTGGTATGAAGAAAAAGGGTAACAAAAATGTACCCAATTGCGTACCAGAGAAACATTCTACATTTAAATCATTTGAAGAGAGCGAGGCACAAAAACGTGCCAAAGAAAAAATTGATAAAGAAAAAGAAAGAGATGCGAGAAAACATGATCGTATGTTAGATCGTGCAAGAACCACAGATACAAAAAGAAAAAATAGGGGATTAAGTTAATGACATTTAAAGACTTTTATGAGGCAAAATTCACTATGAAGGGTAGTGGTGGGTCACAATACTATTATCAAGATCCTAATGGGGTTGTACAGGCAGTAGGTAGTAAAAATGCCATGATGAAGATGAATGTCAAACAGGCAAAAGCTGGTAATAAAGGTGGTTCTTTCAGTCAAAACTTTAAAAAATATAAAGTAGGCGACAAGGTCAAAGAAGTCAAGATCAAAGAAGAAGTTGAACTTGATGAGAAGTATGATTTGTATCATAAAGATTTTAGTGGTGCAATGAAACACGCATATGATTACGCAAAAAAGAAATTAGGAATTACTGTAGACCCAAAAGAGATTGACAGTAAAGTTGCAACTGGCCCGAAGAAACCTTCTGAGGGTAAAACAAACAAATACAGATTAAAAGGTAAAGGTGGAAACCTACAAATCCAAGTTTACAACAAAGGTGGTTCAAAACCATTTGAGTTGAATATGTACAAAGAAGAAGTCGAAATTGATGAAGCAATGGGTGCATCTGCACATAGAATGAAAATGCTTGATAAAATGGGATTGACCAAACCTAAATCACGTCAATTAAAGAATAAAGATACAGAGATGCTGGTTACTATACCACACAAAAAAGGTGGTGTTAAAACCATCGATAAGAAAGACTGGCCAAAGTTTAAAAAACAGGGATACATTCAGGCAGAAAGTAACGAAAGTCTTAGTGAGGCGTCTAAAACTATCGACAAAGTAAAACAGATTGTTAGTAAAAAACAGGCGATGAAGATTGACGGTGTGATGGTTGATATGTTCACTGCATCCGCAATCTCACAGATCTATGATAAGGTCAACGATGTAAATAAGAAAAAGATGGATGGTCTCAACGTCACCAAACTTGCAAATCTTGCAATGAAGATGATGAAACGTGAAGCAGTTGAGGTCAATGAACGTAACTATCGTAAGGAATATGATAATTACCACTCAAAACCAGAACAGATTGCAAACAGATCTTCAAGGAACTCTGCACGTAGAATAATGGGTGACAAAGCAGTCAAAGGTAAGGACGTTGGACATAAGGACAACAATCCACTAAACAATGATCCTAAAAACCTACAGATGGAAGATCCTTCAGATAATCGCAGAGAACCGAGAACACGTGATGTGGATGAAGCGTCAAAAGAAGGCACTATTAAAATTGTCAAAACTAAAGATAATAAGTTTCAAGTGCAACGTATGACTAAGGGTAAGTTTGTAAACCAAGGCAAACCTTACAAGTCATTAAAAGATGCAGAGAAGGTTAGAAGCAGTGGACAACAATCTATGCAGTTTTCACATGTCGAAGAGAAAGCAACAGACAAACGTATGCGTGGTTGGCACAAGGATTATGATTTTGATCAGGACAGGGATATCGTAAAAGGATTTGTTTCTCCAAGAGCAAAAAGCATGGCAAAACAACTGGTCAAAGATGCAGTACCTATGGTCAAAGCAACAAAGCAGATCAGAAGTAAATTTCCAGGCATGAAGATAGGTGCCATATCAGATCTACTAAAGAAAGAAGGTCTGCCACAGGCAATAAAAGCAAAAGACTCTGCAAGACGTAAAGAGTATAACGCATATCAGAAAGCACGACGAAAATGAAAAAGTTTGACAGATATCGCGAAGATGTAATTGATGAGATTTGCGAGTCTTGTCTTATTGAAGAGACTCTAGAAGAGTCGGAGTATCAGGGGAAAAAGGTGACTCTGAATAATCCTATTCGAACAAGTGAAAACCCTAATAAGAAATTTAAAGTATATGTCAAAAATGAAAAAGGTGCTGTCGTGGTGGTGCGCTTTGGTGATCCTAACATGGATATTAAACGCGACGATCCTGGCCGAAGGAAAAGTTTTAGAGCGAGACACAACTGTGATAACCCAGGCCCCAAACATAAGGCACGATACTGGTCATGTTACCAGTGGAGAGCTGGTGCGAAGGTGGATAACTGATGGCAGATTCACAATCAAATAGACTCAATAGAATTGAGGAGAAGATCGACAAAATGGCCGAAGCAATCATACAGATGGCGCGGTTCGAGGCAAAGTTAGATAACTACGAGAAATACCGAGATGAGTCTTGGGCAAGGATGAATCGGTTCTCGGAGAAGTTAGATAGAATTGAGAAGAAAGTAGATGATAATGCCCACACAGTGGGATTGATAAATAAATTGTTCTGGGTCGCAATAGTTGCGTTCGCTGGTGCAGTCACAACCCAAATATGGATGTAAGGAAACCAAAATGAAATACGAAGATATCAAGAAAATGGGTGAGGCGTACGCTCAGATTCAAGAAAAACAACGCCAAGAAAATGCAAAACGCGCAGAAGCAATGTTGAAACAAGAGGCAAAGAAACTCGCGGATCAACAAGAAGCGATGGGCGATAGTAGAGATGACGATGATCAGGTCGCACAACGTAAGGCATTGCAGGCCAAGAAAAAAAATGAAGGTGCAATGAAACGTGGTTCAGATATGGACACGTACAAAAAGAAACCAAAAGATGAAGATGCGTCTAACGACAAGTCTGATGATGGTGACGGCATGGATAAAGTCGATAAAAAAGCGGTCAAGAAAAAGTTTGATGATCGTAAGGATAAAGACATCGACAACGATGGCGATACAGATAGTTCTGATGAGTATCTACACAAACGTAGAAAAGCAATCAGTAAGAACTCTGAGTCTAAAGGCAAAAAAGAAGTTGAAGTCCAGACTCAAGAGAAAGTCAAAGAGGCTGCATCTACTGGTGCTGGTAAAATCTCTGATAGTGTCGCACAAGACAAAACAGATGGTCTTGCACCTAATGCGAAAAAAGAACTTGATCGTGCAGTAAAAGAACCAGGCGTCGATGCGGAAAAATCCAACAAGTTGAACTTTGCGTCATTTAAGAAAATGACTAAGAAATCAAAGGACAACTAAAATGTGGAAACAACTCGCCGAGGCATACAAAGATATGCAGACTGAAAAAGCAAGTCAGGGTATGTTTGTTGTTGTACAAGGGTCGAAGTATGAGGTTTTAGGTCAATTTAAAGACAAGACAAAAGCAATTGATCTAATGAAAAAGAATCCAAAGTCTAAGACTATCCAAATTGGTAAATTTGCGACAGTTGATGATAAACCAATTGATATTAAAGTTGGTGATAAATTGTCTTATACAAGATTTAAAATGTCTACTAAGATCAAAGAAGACGTGAATCCTAACTGTGATTGTGTGGACTGCAACTGTGATCCATGCGAGTGTGGTGACTGGCGTGAAGGTATGGGCCCAGAAGGTGGTGGTCATAAAACCAGTGATGCAGAAGGTCTAGGAGAAGAAACTCTGGTGGAGTTATCAGCCGAAGAGAAAAAACTTATAGATAAGATGTATGATAAAAAAGGTAATTTGACACCACTTGGTAAAAAAGTTATGGATCATGGTAAAAACAAGAAGATAATGGCATTCAGGGCTGCTTCCAAGTAAAAATAATAATGGAATAACTATGCAAGATGATGTGGAAGACGACTTTCTTCTGAAAGAAGATATCGTTAAGTTTGCAATAAAACACTACTACACCCCACTGGGAATTGATAGTGACGAATTTTATGGTGATCTGAAACGATTTAAATATATAAAGCGTCTGGTCAATAGATATGTCGATCAGGGTTTACTGAGTGAACGGTTAATACTAAACCACTTGATTATAGTTTTTAATGTTTTTGGAATGTATGCCGCTTTGCGGTTATTGGATCT